CACACGGGGGCAGCTCTTGGAGTACTGAAAAATTGGTCAGGCAAAAAACCTTAAGGAGGTATTCAATATGAGAACAGTATTAATGATCACGAGAGAAAACAATGTTGCCGGAAATCGCAGGCACGGAGCTATTTATCCTATGTTTTCTCAGTACAGCTTCGAGCGCGGAGAATCGACAGACAGCGAAAACATGGAACGCGTGCTTTATCGAAAAATTACAGTAGAAGACGGCACCTTTTCGAGTTCCGGCCGGTTTGGTTACACAGGCCAGCATACCGATTTAGATTGTATTGATCTCCCCGGATATGAGGACGTCAAAGTCATCCGGAATGCCCCGCGGTATATTACGGGAACACTTTTTTCCCGCAATAAATACGGTGCAACAAAAAGAGCGTTCCGGCTCGATCTTGAACGCGAGGTTGTGCAGTATCAGCGTAACGAGAAATGGTATGATTTTTCGCCCGCTCGTTATATCGATTAAGGTGACGGGTGCCCGGGAAACCGGGCATTAAACCACAGTCCCGGTCCGAAGTCCGGGACAAGGTCAGGCATATTTTATTTCAAGGAGGTGTCCAATTGAAAAAAATGGACGTAGACAGACTAAACAAAATGGTTGATCAGTTGATCAATCAAGAAAATTTACCGGGGTATTTGCAAAAAACCCTTTACCTGCCCCCAAATATTCCTTGCACGAAATGGAGTTTTTTAAATCAGCTTACCGTTTTACTTAGCGGCACGATTGATGCAAGAGGCTTTAAGCAGTGGATGGAAGCCGGCCGCAGCGTAAAAAAAGGCAGCAAAGCCTTTTATATTCTCGCGCCGAGACAGGGGAAGAGGACAGAAACGGTTGTAAACGATGACGGCAAGAAAGAGGAAAAGGAAAAAACCTGGTTGTATTTCGTTGACATTCCCGTATTCCGGTATGAGGATACGGAAGGAGAAGAGCTCCCCTACAAAAAAGAACTTGAAACGCGTACACAAAAAATGGAAACCCTACCCCTCATTGACGTTGCAAGGAAAATGGGGATCCCCGTAGTCGCCGGTTTTTCGAAAATTGCTTATGGGATATACTCGACCAGTGGCAAGATAACCCTTGCCACCGATGACCAGCAAACATTTTTACACGAGCTCAGTCATGCGATTGATCACAGGCTCGGTAATTTACCAAAATTTCCTACTCACGATCAGCGAGCCATGGCCGAGGTCGTCGCGGAACTCTCAGCGTGTTTCCTGGCCCACCTGGTCGGACTCAAGGCGGACATGGCCGGAACACAAAGATACATCAAAAGTTATGCCGGCAGACAGCACGTTGCTTTTATGATCGGGAAGGCGGTTGAACGGGTAATGGCGATTTTTGATTTTGTCAAGGGAACGGCCCATGGGCGAGTGAATGCGGCTTAATTTGAAGAGCAAGAGCAAGGGCGCGCAAAAGCGCCCGGCTCTTCCGGCTCCCTGCGGGGAGTCGAGAGAGCTCAGGAGAAAACAGAATGACAATTGCAAAGCAAAAAATAATAGCATATCTGCAGAATCATGATATTAATGCGCTGCACCTGGCGGCCGAACTCGGCGTGCACCGGTCCGCATTATCACGGTGGATGGCCGGCAAGGCCGTGCCCAAACCGCATATACAAAAACGGATTAACCGGATCATCGGCGTCAGAAACGACTGGTACGATCCGGCATAAAAAGAGCGGCTTTTTACGGCCGCCCTCGACAGACTCCTTTACGGTCAGGCATAACCCAAAGGTGTCACTTTAAAGTCTATTTTTTTATGCGTTCTTTGTCAATATTAAAATTACGCCAAACAGTACGGCGAAAAAATATGAAAAGTAAAATCAATTTTTTTGAGGAGGCCAAAATGGCAAAACGAGCATCATTTCAACCGGAACCGCGGACCGTAGAAAAATTAGAGAAAATATACCCGTCTCTTAATTTCGCGGCAAACCGGGCGCTTAACGCGTGGGTATACCTGCGCACGGAAACCCTGGACGAGCTTAAAAAAACATTCGCGGTGGGCGAGCTCTGTTACCTGATCGATCTGTATAATACCCAGATATTCGACCCGCGGTATATGATCCGCAGGGACGTTACCAGGCAAGAGATCGAGGACGGCGAGAAATACGAGCAGCTGGCGGGAAAATGGGATGTTGACCTGGTTGAATTCACGGGGAAAATTGAGAAGCTTTCTGCAGCGCAGGTTTTTTTCTTGAACGAATGGGCAAAGCTGTTTTGGGAAAACAATCATTACAGTAATACCAGTCCAACAGATTACTGCTCCGCGTTAGTTTAAACCCAAACAGTACGGCGGCCGGAACCCTAAAGTAAAATCATTTTTTCCGGCTGCCGGCAGGGTTGATTATTACCTTCTTAAAAATATTTTCTTTGCGAGATCCGTTAAATGGGCTATCCGTGCTTCATAAAAATCATACATATTTTCGAGCGCATTTATTAACTGGGTCTTCGTCAGTTTATCAATTTGTTTTCCCCGATAAAATAATTTTGTTTTTTTTACATCACTCACAGCAGGCCTCCCAAAATCACAGTCAAGCCTAAAAACACCACGGCCACCGAGAGCATACAGAGAGCAATTGTTTTTACCGTCTCTTTTTTCCGGAGCTTTTTGTATTTCTTTAGTAGCGCGGCGATATCTACGGCGGCTTTAATCTTTACCTCTTCCCGATATAAACGCCTCATTTTCTTTTCTTGCCGTGTGCTCATTACTTCACCTCACTTAAAAATAAAAATACCGTATCGACCTCCCCCTCTTTATGCCATTCCGGAGGAGTCCAGTTTATGAAATAAATGTTTTTGTCGTTTTTGAGGAGACCTGATAGTTGGATCGCGTCCATGATTGGTTTATGCAGATTGTGGTGATCCATGCGTTTACTGACGCAAACATTTATAATGACACTTATTTTATCATAACATGTGGCCCCCGCGGCCGCCTTAATCGCCCAGGACAGATTAATTTTAAAATCCCGATATATCGACATATTAATAATATTTCCGGTGGTCCTGCTTTTTGTGTGACGCTTATTGCTGGACGCTGCGTATCCTTGCCACTTCACCATAATCATAATTCAAGCTCCTGCGTGGTTACGCATTTCCGATATTTCCGGCACCAGCCTTCACCCTCGAACTCGCGGGATTCCCAGGCTTTGAAATTAATACACCCCCGGCAAAATCCGTCACATATCGGTTTTTTTCTCACGAATACCCCCGCAGCGGCATTATATTCAAAATCATCCATGCTTCCTCGCCCTCCCGGGGATCCGCTTCTCCACGTTGATTGTTTTAACCTCCGTTATATTTTCGAGCAGCTCCCTGATATCATTATCCTCTACGGACCGGACCTGCAGGTCTCGCAGAAACCAACACAGCCCCGCGACAATAATTACCACAAGGCTGAAAACAAAAATCATCATAGCCGCAGCCTCGGCGCTGGCAAACATATTGTGGAAAACACAACATGCTGAAATAATTATCCCGATCCCCAAAAGTATGGTAGCGCCAGCTGTTATGGCCCGCCACCTGTTAAGCTCTTGTTTTGTCATGACCCCCCTCCTTCTGGCTCAATATTGCATTGCCACATGTAATTTTGCTTTCATCTTCTTCTTTTGACGGAATAAAAACGATTACATCGAAACCTTTAGATTTTAAATCTTCTTCGACCTGTTTATAGGGATAATATTTATCATATCCATCTTCCGTGATTAGCTTATTTTTTATACACGCATTTGTTTTATGCATGGGCGTTATTTTGCACATAAAATATTGAGGATCAAACAAGCAAAAAAGTTCATGTGCGTCTACCGGGGCGTTGGTAAGGGCAAAATTGAGTGCAATCTTCCTGCCTTTTATTCCATGTTGCTTGAGTGGTTTTTCCAATAAGTTCATAACTTTTCCAAGCGATACGGCATAAGGCATTATTTTTTCACGTATTTGCTTGTCAGTAGTATTTACACTTATCTGTAATCCGGCTTCTCCATTTAAAACATCATTTTTAATTCTAAGCCACTCATATAAAAATGATTCCACCCTGTTTACTCTCGGCACTATTGTAGATATTACAGGATGGAATCCCCATGCCTTCTCTTTAAGCATCCCCGCCAGGTAAGTCGTGGCGTATAATACATTTTTATTATAGATGGGTTCACCCATCCTTGCAAAATGGACATTTAATCGTTTTGTTATATTTATTTCTGGATGCCAAGCAAGGGCCGTTTTAACTTGCTCGATTAAATCTTTAAATGTTGCATTTCTTCCAGGGCCAACTTTGGGTACATCACAAAATGAACAACCCATGGAACAACCATATTGGCTCGATATTGTAATCACCCATTTTTCGGTAAGTGGCAGCAACTCTCCGTGAGGAACTCCGTTTATTTCTCTGTGCAGTCCCAGAAAATCGGCTTTTATATTTTTTTCTTTACCGTAATCGCCAATCGACAAAAACTCAAGCTTGCCTTTTTCTCCCTGGCCTATAAATATATCGCCTGTCGGAACTTTAATGCTTTGTAATATTTTCATCTTTCCCCTCCAGTTCTTTTTCTATTTGCTTTAAAAACATATTTGCCGCATCAAGCCTTTTAAATAATTTTTCAGATGGGGTTTTCCCTATTCGATAATGAGTGCACAATTCTTGATAAGCTTTAGCTGCTTGAATTGCCTTTCTTTTATCCTTCTCCACTTCCTCTACCAGATCGGTGAGGATTTTGGTTAATATTTTCATGCCCCCTGCTGCATAATCAGTTGGTTCTCCGGTGCATGGATCACAATAATCAAACTGGCCGACTATTTTAGCTATCGCCTTCTTAATTATCTCGCTCATAATTTGTCCAGAAAATATCTTACCAACATATCACATTCCTCTACCTTTTTAATTCCAGTATTGCCAGGATAAGGGTCATGGAACAATTTCCCATTTTTATATAATACTGCATGTTTTAAATCTCTACTCGATTCCCCACAAACAATCACAATACTTCCGTAGACATTTCTTGTAAAAGACTCAACATCATTAACTGTACTCGTTAATAAAAACAGTCCATGCTTATGAATTAAATAAGCCTGTAATAACTCAAGACGCTTTTCCCATTCATCAATGTCTCCATCTATATCGGGAATCTCCTTTAAGTCAACATTCAGTATCGTGGCAATACACGCATGAAGGCAATTTCCCTTTGTCCCAAACTTAGTTTGATATACTTTTTTCATAATCCCTCCAATCACGATTTTTGGCGCTTATTTTTTCTAAAAATGTGTAAATATCGGATTCAAGATCAGCCTCGATCCACCCGTTATCCCATCCTTCTTTAAAGACGCTTTCGGCCATGTCTTTTAGAATCACCCTTAACTGCTCCACCTGCCCGGGCGTGCAGACGATCCGGTTTTGAATCTCCATTATTGCTCGTTCAACTGCGGTCATGATTTATCCCTATTATTCCATCTTTTTTTTGCTTGTTCTTTTGTAGAATCTAATGGCCCACAAGCTCCACAAATTGGACATTCAGCCCGCCAATATCCCTCGAATTGAATATCCATTATAAATATTTCCCCACAAAATGGGCATGGTTTATTTTCACTCATGGTTTATTCTCCTTATGTGAATAATGATTTTGCATATCCTCATCATTCATCCTCAGGCGGCCGTGGTTTTACATATGGCATAAAAGCAATTATTTTTTTGTTAGGGAAATAATCATCGTCGTCCTTGCTAAATATAATCTTCCCCGCACAATCACTCACAAAACCATGGAATATCTTTTTGTCGCTTCGCAAAAACCAATAATCTTCCAGCACTATTGGTTTTTTATCCTTAATACTGATCCATTTTGTTTTCAACAATATCTCAGCAAAGTCAGTGAGGATATCCCGGTATTTATGTTCTGGTCCTTGTTCAATCCTATATAATGTTTTCTCAATCTCCGCTTTTATCTTTTCAGTCATGCTACACCCCCATTGTATATTTTGGGATGATAAGGAGACCTGAAATATATCCACTTGCCGTCTTCTTTCCCTATTGGTTTTTGGTAAGCATGACCGCAGTCATAATAATCATAGATTCCGTCTCCATGATTATATTTGCCAACTCCACATTTCCCACATTTTTCACATTTCTTTTCAGTCATCTGAAAATCTTTTTAAAGCTTCGTCCATAGTAACCGCCGGAGCCTCGTAATGCGCCCACTTACCTTGTGTCGCATTAGCCCATAACCTGATACCGCACCAATATACAAGTTTTTTGGGCAATCTTCTCGTCAACCAATAAATTATTTTGTCCTTCATTTTATCCTCCTATTTATTTTTTCAACGAGCCCTATTATCACAACTCTATTCGAAACAGCACAGTGTTCGCACAAAGTGATCTCGGCCGGCTTCTCAAAAACAGGGGTTGCCATTTCCTCATTCGGGCCAATAACCTGCGCAAGCGCAGCATGACCGCCGAGCATCATGGTTAATCCTTGCTGCCGCGACACAGCGCCGCTATCGATAACATATCTCTGCACCTTAAGCGTCCAAAAAAAAGGTAACGTCCCGTTTTCGCGGAAACTTTCGCCAAGCAGCTTTCCACACTTATGGCACTTTAAATGCTTTCGTAACTCATTTTCTTTCATGTTACTGCTCCTCTAAAAAATACTTGCGCACAGATTCCCATCCCATAAAAGGCGGAAAGTTTCTGTCATCGATATAGTATGACGCAAATATTTTCCTTTTCGCATAATCTGTTATTCCGTCAACGTTTTCATTCACCTTGTCTGGAATAAATCCCTTTTCACTTAACCATCTTACAGCATCTTTAATTTTGTCCCCGGCCCGGCATGTCCAGATAATTATAAGCCATCCGGACTGTTGCAATTTTTTAAGCGTGTCTACCGCTCCCGGCAATTCAGCGCCAATATTCGGGAACGTATTCTCGACAACTGTACCGTCAAAATCAACCGCTATAATTCCCTTTTTCATCATAACACCCACCCGAACAGCCAAGCAATCTGCTGGATGCCCAAAATCGAAAAAATAACCAGGCCCATAAAAAACCCGGTGAGTAAATAAAATATCGGACTACGGACCTTCCACCTGGCATATACGAGCTGTAATCCGATGAGTGAAAATATCAGGACCAGGCCCGCTATGAATACAGGGCCACAGACAATAAATGCGTAGATCACGCCGGCAACCGTAAATAGCGGCAAGCCGCTCATAAGCCATAAAAATACTAAAAACATAACTACCCCCTTGCTTGTTTAGGTTTGACTAATTCCCCGGATTCACATTTCTTTTTTAGCTTCCGGAAAAAATCCTTGCATCGTAATATTTCGGAATCAGGTGCACGGCGCCTTTCATCACGCAGCTCCCTGGGTTCACTGTTCGCGCCGGCATGCACCGGCTTTTCTTTGAGGGATTTCCTGTACGCAGCTCGCCACTTCCCGGCATCGCCCTTGAAGAAAAAGTTAATTGACCCTTGATTACAACACAGCTGTAGGGATGAAATAAAATCATCGATCCCCCACTGGCGGGCCAGGCCGATTATTTTATCTTTATGCTGCGCAACCCATAACCTGGGATTCTCCGCGTATAACTCAACGGTGTTTACCGTGGCCTCGAGTAGTGCCGGTATATTAAGCATCCTCCTCCTCCTGGAACGATATTTTTAAAAAAGAGTGAGTGTATTCCCGGTTATCCACAACCTTAAGGATTCCGGTCCTCTTAACTATTAAAGATTGCTGTAACGTATTAATACACTCCCTTCTATTAATTTCACTTCACTTCATGCACACTGGTGACTCACTGGTGTGCAACCGGTGTGTCACTATAGTGCTACACTGGTGACTCACTGGTGTAACATGACGCAAAAGGGTACTGATTTCCGTCTCCCCTTGACAGAAACGTTGCTATCCATTCGGAAATATATTCCGGAAATAATTCTACTATTTTTTTTGGCGGCCGGCGGTATTTCGTGAGCTGAGGCTTTCGTCCCTTTAAGTTCTGATGTTTAAACCAGTTCGGCAGAAACCCGTAGGTGCCATATAAATAAATCAGTTTATTCGAAGCAATTGTTTGTAAATCAACTTCAATATCCCTTACCTTATAATCTTTACGCGCGATTCTAAAATAAATACTGTCCGAATCTGCCTCAAAGATACCCTCATCATCAGCATTGGAAATAAGCCCAATAAATAATAAAAGCTGCCGGTCCGTAAGTTTTTGGACTCCGCCATCGGTCCAGATATTCGGATCGATCATCCTTTTTCGCGCCATGGATCCCCTCTCAGTTTAAATTGTATGATATCTGAAAAAACAATTTTGCTATTTGAATATCAAAAATAGTAATAAAACCAGCATACCCACCATCCTCGCCAATCGTAATTGAAAACAATCTGAATGGTTCGCCGGGGCACCACCCCGCAGAAACAGAAAAATGTTTCAAAAATGCTTTGATCTTTTTAATCACGCATTCCTCCTTGTTGTTTTTTAGGCCCGATCCCATAAAAATCATCTCCGCTTTCTTGTGGATCATCGATTAAATACCCAGCCTCGCATTCATCGGGGCAACTTTCGCAGGGGAAAAGATCATCTTTTGTGCAACCGCATTCTCCCTCTAAATTATAAAGCCCGTAATAACCGTTTTCCTTAAGATATTTTTTTACTATTTTTTTGACATTCATGGTTTGTCCTCCAGTTCTTTTTCTATTTGGCGCATGTGTTCATATAAATAATTTTTAAAATAATTATCTGCATATTGATCTGGATCAATTTTATCCTCATATATTTCCATGCATGCATCATACCCGGCTTTAAAATCTTTTTCAGCAGTTTCCCTTCTCACTTCCCCCACCAGATCGGCGAGGATAGCATCTACTTGCTTGCGATGTTCATCACAACTTAATCTTGGGTTAGCAAAATATTCTGTATATTGCCGTTCAAGACGATACTTTATTAATTCAATTTCCACTTTTATCTTTTCAGTCATCTGCTTCCTCCTTAAAAAGTGGAGCGGAGATCATTATAGAATCTCATAAGTTTTCCCCGCTCCGTAATGGCCTTTAAATCTCGCTTTCTTGGCCTTAAATTATATTTCATTTAAATATTCAGCCCCTTCAATCTTACCAGCTCCTCTCCTTCAGGAAGAGGACAGTGTTCCAACCATTTTTTTTGTCTCACCTTCCATGCCGTACATAGAGACATTTCTTTCTCTGAGAAAGAGACAAAAGTATTAAGCCATAGACTTTTTAAAGATGATTCAGGAAAGCGTTCAATAAAATTTAAATGCGATCTAAAGAACTCCCATTTATCTTGGTCATCATGTAAAGTCACGGTACAGCCGTCCAATTCTTTTAAAATATCGATAAAAGAAATAACAGGATATGGGCTGGCTGTATACAATATTATTTTTGGTTTCCGGCGATGAATCCTGCTTTCTTTTTTGATACAATAAATTAAATCTTTTAATTCACGATGGAAACACATAGGCTCGCCGCCCGTAATACAGATTTCTTGATAATTGACCAACTGTTTAATATTTATTTCTCTGGGAGCATCTTGTGGAATATTCCTCATACAGCACCCGTCACAATGTTTTAAACATGTCCTGGTAAATATCAATCTTGCCTTTTTTCCCAAATACCTACTCCTCTGTTTCATCATACATTCGGGTTTTGCTTCTGCACCGGCCTTTCTGTTGCCGTTGTGCGTACACACAACCGGTCATTTTTTAACTTTCCCCCGGATCTGATATTCTTTTACGTTTTGCCTCTTTTTCGCGCTGTAGGGGATTTATGGCGCAGTACCGCTTAAGCGAGTATCGTGCCATATTTGCCAGGGTGCGCCCCTTTTCCAGCGCATGTTCCAGGTAGTAGTCATAGTCATCGATAGTCAAAGTAATTTTGACGGTTTTCGTTTTCTGTTCAGGCATTCGCATCCCCCGAGCAGGCGCTGCAGAGGGTGTGTTCTTCATTCACCCAGTGACATGGTTCCCCGGTTTTCTCAATGCACTGCGTGCAGTTATCATCAGTACAACCACACACCTGGCACACGCCGGAGAAGGTTACCTTTTCTTGCTTCTTAGGCTTTTTGGGTTTATTATTGAAACCTGCTTTAACTTCTTTTTTGATTTGCTTTATATCGATGTTGTAAAACAGTGCAGCTTCTTTTAGATTTCCGTGTACCTCTTTATCCCTTATCTGTGGGGAATATTGATAAGGACCGCGGGGATCCATTTCTTCGCAGACGATAATTTTAAAAAGAAATACCATGAGCTGGTCAAAATCCATTTCCTTAATCTTCTCATCGCCTTTTTCATAGATCTCAGATTTTCGCTTATCAATCCATCCTTCCAGCCTTCCGAGAACAGCTTTGGAATCATAATACCATCGATCCCAAACCTTTAACACAATGAGCTTAAGAATCTCAAATGGGAATTTATTTTTCTCAAGATCTTTATATAAATTGTGAAGGACCTCAACATAGACATTCCTGCGAATCGCATCTGCTATTTGTGATAGCTGTTTCTCTTTTTTCCGCTCTTCTTTCTCCCTGGCTTTTTCTTCCGGTGATCTTTCATACCCACGATAAGAGCTTATTCTCCCATAAGTGAGCCGGCCGGGACTTCTGCCGGCAACAACGAGTATGCGTTTTGCACCCTGGTCCTTTTTTTTGCATTCTGTCCATTGATAATAGTCCAATGCGTTTTCAGGTGTTTTCCGCATATAACCGTCGCAAACCTCCACATACTCAGTGCCCTTTAGTTCTTCTTTCCGGCGGCTGACCATTGCTTCACCTTTCTCAGCAAAACAATGGCGATCCGTGCAGTAATCTTTTTTATTTGTGCAGACGTCTGCAAAAAGATCGGGGTGATATCCGGATCGTTTATAACAATTAAGACAGGATCCGGCAGCCGGTAAAAGTTCTGCATCATCAAGCTTCCATGTCACCTTGGATAGTTCCATTAAAATATTTTCATGGATCCAATCACCCAATTCTCGCACGGAAGCGAGATTACCGCCCCAGTCACGTAAACCCTTTTCACAAATCTCTTTTTGCTGTTCCGGCTCCAGGCGGGCAATGAGTATCGCGTGCCCGGCCGTAATCTTACCCTCGACAAACAGAGTCCGTGCTTCCTTTATCAGGTCCCGGAGTTTCAAACGCTGATACACATAACTGATGCTTTTCCCAAGTTCCTGGGCTACGAGCTCAACACCATATCCGGCCTGGTCAATTAATCGCGCGTATCCGTCCGCCTCATCAAGCGGGTGGATATCCTCCCGCTGCAGGTTCTCGATTGTTTGGATTTTCAGGACCGTGAGATCATCGAGCTCGCGGACCACGCAGGGCAGCGTTTCTTTACCGGCCAGCTTTGATGCACGCCACCGGCGCTCTCCGGCGACGAGCTGGTAATGTTTATTTACCGCGCGTACAATTGCCGGTTGCTGTACCCCGACTGCCTTTATTGATTCCGCCAGCTGCAGCAGCTTGGCCTCGTCGAATCCGCCGACCCGACGATTCCCCGGATGTGGCTTTATGTCTTCAAGATTAATTTGTTGTATCATTTCTTTTTCCATCAGGCTTTCTCCTCAAATATTTTCTTACCGCCCGGATTTCCCAGGACAGGTTTTAATGGGTTCCCTTTATTCATAAATAAAGCCCTGCATTTCCTTGTGACTAAATAATTCCGGTTGTGTTCCATGTTCTTTTACAACGTGGTCCTCGTAACATTGCTTACAAAAATGAAAGAGGTGGACACCGGAATCATTCTCATCAGTATGCTGGATCGTCCAAGGTTTTTTCATGCAGACATCACAAAGCTTGTTCATTTATGATTTACTTTCTCCTGGAACTCGCAAACAGCGACTATAAAATCCGCTGCGGCATCTATCTTCTTTTCTTTGATTAACTGTTTGACAAAATAAAGCTGATAAATTGACCACTCCATAATAAAGTGGTGCGAGGCCCACAGTCTTATGGGAGGGGACTATAACCCCGCACCTTAGCTCCTTTCTCCGGAGACGCTTTGATACGTACTCCGTGGATCTTCAAATTCACCCTCGATCAAAGGAATATCGAACTCGGCGGCGATCCGGTGGGTAACCTCTATCGCTTCCGCTTCCTCTTTGCTGTTCAATTTTGATTCAGATATTTTAACGAACCGCTTGCCTATTCGTTCCGTGGGCCAGGCGTTGCACTCATCCTTAATGAACTGCTTGATTTCGCCGAGAGTGTGCCCGGTATGGTCGGCAATCTGTTGACAATGCCCATGGAAATGGTTGCACTGAGAATACCTCCCAGTGCTTCGCTTCGGGTACCAGCGTCCAATCCTGACATTGACTTTTTTCCCTGATGTCTGTTGGAGGAGATAGGCCAGGTATACCCGCTGCTGCGGCGTGGGAATCTTGATCTGCAGCAAACTACCGGCCACACTTAACATTTCCGAGCTCACGATTATGTCTATCATTAAAACAGGTCCAATTTCTCCGCAGAGGGCTTGGCGGCCTTTGGTGCCTCGGTCTTCTTCGCTCCGTCTTTCTTGGTTTCTTTCTTACCGGCCGCATTGGGACCGGGCATAGGAGGAGGATCTTCTCCCCTAATTTCGTAATCAGCTTCAATAATCATTTCCCCTGATTCTGTGTTGGCCCGATTTATCGAGCCGTCAATAGAAATTGCTCGCTGCAGCTCAACGCTTCTCCGCGCATATTTAAGCAGATCCTTCAACACGGTTTTTTTTGCCATGGCGTCAAAATTGGTTTTCCATGGAGAAAAATCTTTTGCGAATGTTTGCGAATACAGTTTTGCATGTGCGATGATTTTTTCTCTGGACCAGACCCGAAAATCACTCCCGCCTTCCGAAGTTTTATATACGGCATAATAATAGATGGGTTCGCCTTCCGGTTGGTTCGCGGGTTTGTGCTGTAAGTATGGATCCAGGCCGTAACGATAATCAAACTGATCGTTCTGGTATACCTCCATGGCGTAGATAACCTGGTAGATATTGGATCGATAACAAAGATCGATGATCCCCTGATACCCAACCTGGAAATTGGCCTCAAAAACTCTATTCTTCGAATCCCAGTAAGGAATCAGAAAAGCGTGGCCAAGAGGAGTATTCGGTTCCAGTCCCAACTGGGCGGATTGCATGATTCCCCCCAGGAGGGAGATCGCGGTACATTGTCCAAGTTTGGGATTTTGTCGTATTGCGGTTACCGCAATCCTTGCCAACCGATCCGCAGTCACATGTTTAGGTAATGCAAGTTTGATCTGCGGCGTCATCCTCTGTATGAGGTCGACAATCGTCTCGGGCTTTTTCGCCTCGACTGCTGTTGTCTTTTCTTTAACGTTACTTCCGTCTGCTTTCATATTTTTTCCTCCTGTAATTTTGTTGGTTTTAAAAAGTAAGCAAGCTCCCGGGTAGCCTCTATATCTGCCATGGCGTTATGTGCGTTTTCCAAAGGAAAACCAAAATATTTCGCAACGGTTCCAAGCTTGTAATTTGCCGGCGGAGCGATGCGTCTATACCAGACGTTACACGCGATCATTTCTTTGACATCAAGGGTCGATGAGAACAGAGAGAAAAAATAACTGTCCCCCTGGCGCTTCCAAAAATTATAAAGGAAATCCATGTCGAATCGGCAGTTATAACCGCCGAATAAGAACTTATCAGCCCGATCATATGGATTGACATGCGAGCAAAATATTCCCTTAAGCACATGATATGTTTCTTTTTCGGGAGGGAATGTTTCCATTTGTTCCTCGGTAATACCATTTATCCCCAAGGCCTCCGCCTCTATCTCAAGCCGCGGATCCGGCTTAATAAAAAAACTATGTCTTTCCTTTTCTTCATAATCAACCTCAATAATCAAAGCCAGCTGTATTATGCCATGCTTTACAGGGTCGACCCCGGTTGTCTCAACGTCTATCCATGCTACTTTCATATCAACCAGCCTTTCCGGGGACAATCTCCCCCTCTTCCAAATAAATGATTCCATCACCGCTGTTGGCATAGGAATCATCGACTATCTCCATGATGATCTGGAAACCATGGGCCTCCGCCAACTCCTTAAGCTTACCGAGGCTTTGCGTATCCATGGATTCGCCGCGTTTTATGTAGATTGTTTTCAGTTCTCCGGAGAAGGCCACGGCCAGAAGAATGCCTATTTTCAAAGCTTCCGATTGAGACCAGTTATCATCAGTCGCGCCGTTGTGAATAAGCCCGGCATCCCCGATTGAAAGTCCGTTAACGGGAAGCTCCGCTTTTTCGACCATGTCTATTTTTTCCTGGCGGAGCGATTTAACATCTTCATCCAGTTCCTTATATTCGTTTTCCTTTTCTTCTATGGCTTCCTTTTTATCCAGATACTCCTGGTAGGCTCGTGCTTTACGATTGTTCTCTTCGAGGTCGGCAATTTCCTTTTCAATTTCTTCTGTATTTCTGTCAGGTTCAGGCTTGGGCAGTTTTTTAAGCTCGGGAAACTTCTCTTTATAAAGCTTGCTGATTTTCGATAAATCATTTTCAAAGGCCTCGATGTTTGAAGGTTCCTTATAAAGCCCGGCGTTAAGAATTGATACCATCTCGGCCCGAAGATCATAAATATCTTTGACAATTTTCCTCTCCCTATCCTTCTGCTCTGTGTTGAACTTCTCAATATCACCTTTCTTCTGCAGCAGTTCTTTCAGTGATTTTTCCTCGACCTTTTCCACCGGTACCGCCTCGCCGATCGCTTTCAGTTCCCTGCCGGCAATCAATCTATCCTGTTCCGCCTCGGCAATCTTTTTATCAATCTCTGTGAAATCGATCCCGAGGTAATCCATTAAGACCTTTTTCTTCTCGGGGCCTGACAGATTCGCAAACCATTCCGGATCCAGAAATCTTCCGGAGATGGTATCCAGGAATGCCTGGGGAGAGCCCATTTTCCCGGTTTTATTCTCGATCGTAAGTGTTGACTTTCCCTCGGTTGTAATTGATCGCTTGATTGTATACTCATCGATCTGGCCGATTATCTTTGCCTTACTTTCGCCGTGTGTTACCACATCTCCGGGGATCTCCTTGGACCCGGTGATGAGGTATTTGATTGCATCAATAACCGTGCTTTTCCCCGCCCCGTTTTCCCCCCTGATCTGGACAAGATGTTTCCCGTCAAAATCAAGTCGCGCCGCTTTAATTTTTCTTAAGTTCTCAATAGATAATCCTATGAGTTTCATGCCTGACCTCCCTATTTAATCGTCAATCTGGATGACGATATTTTTGAACTGAATTGTTCATAAAGATCCGGATGCAGTTTTTTGAAATCATCCGCCCGGAAGCTGGTCTTTTTAAAACGCGACCAGGTCGCTTTATGATTCGGGGTTACAAATCCCTTTGCCTCGCCGATTTCACTTTTAAACAGCAGTTGCAGCTCTTTTTTCTCCGCATCGAGCAGCTTGATTTTCCCGTTGATTTCCAAATATTTCTCCACATCCTTTTCAAGGTGTGGTAATTCAAGGACTTCATCGCTTCCTGATCCGTATAAATGCAGCAGGTAATCACCCTCTTTATCGAGGCCCGCCGGCGCCGGCATCTGCTTTTTTAAAATGCACTCATTCCAGAACCAGGTCTCCGCCTTGATCATCTGTTCAATGAACTTTTCATTCCGTGGGACTTCCCGGAAATCGAACCTGGCGCCGATGAGGACGGGAATAAAAAATGTTTCCAGACCCGTCAGATACATGTAGTGCTGCACCTGGGCGTAGTATTGGTCCGGGACTTCGTCTTCATCCCAGTCCTTTTCTGCGAATTGATTCGCTGTCTTGATTTCAACGCCGTCGAGATCTGCTGTTTCTTTGAGAAATAAACCGTCGATATTTCCTAAAACGAATGGATGTTTTTTTGACTGATAGATATACGGGGAACGTTCGGTAGTTCCCGTTATGCCGGTTGCCTCAAAATAAATTTCAGGGAACTCCCGAAGCAGGACCGGTTCCATTCGTCTGCCATGTTTCATGGCGTCGTTGTCTTCCGTCTTCGGCGCGAGCCCCATTTTATCCAGATATACCATAAGCGCCGATTTCCACGGGTTCATTCCCATGATCGCCCCGGCATCGGATCCGCCTATACCTTTTTTACGCTGCTCCAGCCATTCATCGCGATCCAGGCTATCAACCTCCGCGATGGCTTTGCAAAAATCATTTTCAATTTTCATATCACTGACCCTCCAGGTTTATAAGTGGGAGCGCCCGGACGTGCCTACGCGCTCCCTTTGTATGGAGTGTAGATGCAGGAACGGAGCCACCCGTTAACCTGCAGTTACACCCCTTTCTTTCAAAACTCCTTAAAAAATCGGCAAGCCCGGCAAGGAGGAGCCGGGCCCGCCCCGCCATATCAACCGGTCTGAACTTCCGGCTGATTTATTTTTATGCCATAATGAAGCTCGGCGCACGGCGCGCATAAGCCGTGACTCGGCATGCCGTGATCCGATTCAAATTCTCTTAATTTTTTTTTGCAAAATACACAAATTACAGGAGAGGTCATGCGTCCTCCCATGCTTTTTGAATGATTGGTTTGTGAAAATAAATTGCTGATTCGATCACTTCCTTCGGTGTAAAATTGGCTATTCTGGCACCCTGTTGAAGGAAAAACTCATCACGATCAATACCGACAAGTTTTGCGGCTATCGCTCTTTCCAAATATTCGTCATAGACGATTTTATACATTTCACGGTAATTCATATTTTCTATGACTTTGTCGAGTTTAGGATATCCGCTCATGCTTTTTTATGCTCCTCATAATATTTGTTAAGATGTTCAATCACGTCCCGGATCCGCCACCTGTTGCCACCGTAATAATGCCGCGGGGGGACAAGTTCAGGATGATTATGAAATGTCCGTTCAGGGATCCCCGTGTAAACGGAGAGCTCCCAGAAGGTGCTCAAAAACATATCTATGTGCCGGTTCTGAATGGAAATGATCTTCTCGAAGGTGGTGAGTTCTTTTTTCTGTTTTCTTATCGTCTTTGTATCACTCACTTACTGCCCCCAATAAGATCAATCTTGAACTCGGCACGGATATAGATTTCTTCATAAGCACCTTCCCAGAGAGGTTGCGGTGTAGGAATTAATGTTACGACCGGGTGGATGCAGGTGTGCCGGAATCCGAGTTCCAACCATTCCCAGCGCAGGCCGAAGGTAAATAAATAGTTCATGCGCTGCGGTGACATATACGGGGTATCCGAATTGTCTTTGAAATAACTGGTCATCCCTGCGCCTAAGAAAAACGTATCCATGAGGACAAGTTCTGCGTACATGTTGGTATAAAACTGCGGCGCGCTGATTAATCTGTTATAAACGACAAAATCATCCAGGGGCATAAATCCGCCCTCAAGGATGATAATCAGGGCCAGGACGGGAGTCATCATGCACCCCTCCTGTCTAAAAATTCATTTACTGCAGTCGAAACAATATCAACTTCTTTTGGGGGATAAGATTGTGAGCGAATATATTTTTCTAATCGCTTTTTTATAGAATACCTTATTGTGGTTGCAGTTGACTTCTCACGTCGTAATTTTAATGTTTTGCGTTGATCCATACGTTATATCTTAACGATATGAATTATATTGTCAAGTTATTTTCTAATATTTTTTAGAAAAATTATTGCATTAAGTAACGTAATACGTTAATTTTATTGGTATATATTATATGAATGTATTTGAGCGCCTAAAAAAGATAAGAAAATATCGTGAATTAACACAAGAGGACATGGCTAAAGTTTTCAAAATATCTGGGGCATCTTATGGTCGAAAAGAAAAAGGAAGTGAAGGCGGCCTCGGTCCGGCCGAAATCAAATTATTTTTGGAAAAAACTCAAATTGATCCGCGATATTTATTCGGCCTAACTGATGATATTGAAGAGGCCGATCTGGTTAAGAATCCTGTTTCCAGAAGCCTGAGAGAAGAAATCCAGGGATTAAAAGAAGCTTTCAATAAAAAAATGATACTGAAAAAGACGACCCGCTTATATCCGCATTTATTTTGTAAAAGAGAAATAACCTGGAAAATTGCCCCAGGATACAGTATAATTATTACAGGAGGCCAGGCATGAAAAGGTTGTTCTTTGCTCTTATTTTATCACTCCTATGTTTAATTGCATACAGTCAAACGACTCTCGCGGAAGACTTGCAAATATTTAATGAACATAAAACGATTGTATATTCTACCGCCGGGGATCCCAGGGCCGGGGATATCGCCCTAACTGTTGAATACCCTGAAACATGGAAAATGGAAAATAGTAATGATTCGGAAATGAATATCGTAAAATTATTTCTTAGCCGCGAGAAAGACGGCAGAACTAAAATGTGTATGATCGTCATAGGGGATATCTTGCCGGAATTGAAAAACAAAACGGATAAGGAAATTGCCTCAGTAATGTTGACCGATGAATTTCTTTTAACCAATCTCAAAGACCATCTTCAAGTATACAATCTTGGAACTTCTGAAAAGAACGGTGAGCCTGAACAAATAGCATATGTCAAGCGACAGGCCGGAGGCATGACCCAATACATAGTCGCCAAAAGATTTATTTATAAAGGGAAGCTTGTCGAAATATCAGTTATTTATGGCGGTAAAGATGAACTTTTTTTAAGCTGGGATTGGGCCCATGGAGAGGGCGATTTTTTTAATCTCGGGATGGATGTAATTATCTCCGTCACTATAGATAATAAAGCAGGTGGAACTTTTTAATTAAAAGCGGTCTTTGATTTCTTTCCGGTTGATTTGTACCTGAGCATTTCCGGGAGTTTATAATACCAATAATTTCGGCCGGCGGGTTTATGTAGGCAGTATTCCTTGAATGGTTTACTCATTTAAATATTGTCTATCATCACAACCCGGATATATCTTTTAGTCTCCGGAGGCAGTGTGGCCTCAAATACACCATTATTATTAATTATTTCAATATTTTTTAATAATCTAAAAGATTGAGGACACTTGCTGTTACTATGCCAAACCTCAAATCTTGAAAGACCGATTACACCCCTTTTTAATCTTTTCCAATTTCGAATTATAATAGACCCAGGCGATTGTTTTTCCATAAATAAACTATGCAAAAAATATGCAATTTTGTCAATAAAAAAACCCCCTTGTGGGGGGCAATTTATAAATCCTTATCTTGTAAAGACTTGGGAAAGCGTCCGACCGGGATCGAACCGGCATCTCCAGCTTGGAAGGGTTAGGTAGCATCTTCCCTGGACTTACCTGAGTTTACCTGACGCATAATTCTACTATTATAACAGATCGAAAACGCCCAGAAGTTACCTGTAGTTACCTGATAAACTATGCAATAAACTATGCAATCAGGGGTATGCTTTTGCCCGTGCTCGGTCTTCCTCGGAATAATCAAAGCCATCCAGGTATAATAGACGGTCCTGGATGAACTGGTTTGTCGGATCGATGATCCACTCAAAATGTGTATGCTTTGAAGTAGAAAAGCCGGTATTGCCTTCGATGCCGAGGGGATCCCCGCGTTTTACTTTCTGGCCTCGATACACGATAAATGATGCCAGGTGACAACATTCTACCGAGATCCCGTGCTCCTCATCATGAATTACAATCACTTTGCCTTTATCACGGGGTCCGAAATCCTGCGAACACGTTACCAGGCCGTTGATCGGCGCCTCGACAATTGGTGCTTGCCCCTTATTTGCAAAATCATTTCCGGTATGAAGCCCTTCCCTATATGGCCGCGGGGTCTTCTGCGAAAATTGAGAAAGCCCTTGTGTTTGGGTCCATTTCCATCCGTCTTTTTTCCGGAACGGCCAATATACAGTTAACCGGTCCAGGCGGCCGGCCGCTTTCTGGGCCAGCTTTTTTAATCCTTCAACAAACATAGTTCCCCTCCAAGGTTACCATTTAAAAATTATTTTACTTCCAAGTACAATCACGGCCACGGCTTCAACAATAATAATTCCGACCATGATTTTCTGTTTAATCTCCTGCTCCCTTACGTAGATGTCGAATAAGCCCTGTACGCTCTGTGTCGAGTTCTCTGCTTTTGCGATCTTCCTGTCTGAGTTTTTCAATAAGATTTCTTGCTTTTTTAATTTCTCGTTCTGCCTCTGTATTATCCTCTCCAAGTTGTCGATTGTAATCAAGAGCGCCTGCGATATCTGATCTCGCACTTTGGAGACCTCCGTAGATGATTTTGAGTTCTGTTCTAATTTCTTTAACGCTTCCTCCTGAGTCTGTTCCGCATGTAACACAGAGGGTAAGAACAGCCCCAAGAATAACGCCACCAATAAAAACCACCGCATGTTTCAATACTCCTTTCATTTGATTTCTCCATTTCTTCTTTCCGTGTTGTTCTGCAGGGCCTTTGCCCCGAGCCCCAGGGTAACAAGAGTTATTCCGGTACCCATGACAGCTGCAGACGGAAAGTCTTTATTTATAAAGAAGGATATACTTCCAAAACAACATAAAACCAGGCCGGTGATCACGACTGGAAAAGCCAGAAGTCTTCCCATTGATCTATTACCTTTTGAGTCTTGGAAAAATCCATTCATAATCACCTCCGGTCCATGTGTTTTAGTAAAAGATCTTTGATATCATCCTGGCCCTTTTTGAGATGTTGAATTTCTGACAAAATCATTCCACGGTCTTCACGCCAGTTATTAATCTGCTTTTCTGTATCTTTCAATCTGCCCAGAGTGTCAGCCCACAAATAACCACTGATTGCAAGTAATGCCGCAAATAATGCCCCAAGCAACCAAAAGGTCAACTTTTTCGATCCATTTTTTTTAGCCATTTTTCTTTATCCCCTTAATCAAATCGATTTCGTACTTCCAACAAATATCATATTTCATTTTAATCATTATGCCGCTCCTATCGGGACATATACCGCAATTGGGGGAGAAAAGTGAAGATCAATACTTGTGTGATTAATAGTCACTTGTATTTTATAATCTGCGCCGAGCCATATTTCCCGTGGTTTTCTAATGTCCGCGTTTGAACTTTCCGCTGTCAATACGTGGCTGTTTTCATTGTCTGTAAACGGAGTATTCGATATATTCGTATCCCCATTACCTCTATACATCGAGGTTCCCCCCTGTGAGTAATGCCCGACGGTACAGAGTATAGCTATAGTCCCTGTCGGCACAACAGAAGAGAAATCAATTATTGCTCCGTGATTATCAAAATCATCAGTACCAGTCCAACTGGTAACTGATTGCAACCATCCCTGCGAAGGATCGGCAACCGGAATCCATTGATAAACCATCCCGTCGATTTCGACTTTACTATAAACATCCAGCGTAGTACGGGCTGCTCCCGCGTTCACCGCGACAAGCAGGGTCTGTATAAAGGCCGATATGCCAAGGGTAGTAAGCGCTGCCGCTGCGTTTGCATCATCAAGCAGGGTTTGGATGAAAGCCGAAATACCCAGGGTGGTAAGAGCTGCGGCCGCGGTCTCATCATCCAGGAGCGTTGCCATAAACTCAGTTGTCGGTGCACCGCTGATACCGGTCACGGCCATGGGCCGCCCCTCCGCATCGAAACCGAACAGGTTACCTGCCCGCTCGAGCTTTGAAGGGATCTCCAGGGACGTCTCCTCATCCGTTACGGCTGTCTGAATTGCCCGGGAGATTTTTTCAAGTATCTGCTGGGCAATGCAGGTCTGTTTATCCAGGTCATTCTCAAAAGTCTGTGCCGGAAACTTTTCCAGGTTTTTATATTTCGTCTCTTGCTTCAGTTCCAATACGCGCATAATCGTAAGACTATTCCCGGAATCATAAGTCTCAAAGGTCTCTACATTCCCGCCATCGGAAAAATCGTCATTCTCCGCCGTTACATCATAATCTGACAAGAACTCAAGGGTAGTTTCCTTCCCGACACTATCCCGGAGAATCACCACAATATCAGTCTCATTGAATATTTTAAAAGCAAACGGAAACACGGTTTGAACGCCGTTGCAATCGTACTGTGTTTTATTTATGGTGGTGGGAATCATTTAGCCATTCCACCCTCCGGCTGCTGTATCAGCCACAGCTACGGAACCGGCATAATCAGCATAACAAGTATTATAATTGCCGGCAGTATTGAAGGTACTCCTATTATGTCCACAAGCAGTACAGGTAGAATAACCATAACCAGTGTTATTGGTAGCAAAACAATTTGTGATCCCTACACATCCGGAAAAGCCGTGTAAGTCGTTTGATGACGCAAGACAATTTGAAAGATGATATGCGCCATTAAACCCTATATTGGTATTATCCTCGGCATTGCAGCCGCTTATATACCGGCCGCCCAAAAAACCATCATTATGATTTTGATATGCCCAGCAAGAAGATACGTTAACACATGTCTGAAATCCATTCTCAAGATTTCCGGTAGCTTCGCACGCCGTTATTTGATTATTATTATAGTATCCGCTTTTAATATTGGAATAAGAAAAACAAGCACATACATTAAAGCAAGTATCGAACCCATATTCTGAATTATTATATGAATAACCGTTATTTATTTGCCTACATTGGCTTATCCCCGAGGTATTTCCATAAGCATAACAATTTGTAAGAAAACAACATTTATAAAAACCATAATCATCATTATCATGTGAAATGATATTTTGATTATTATTCGTATAATTAAGATTGGCATAAATACCTATATAAATTCCGCCCGAGAAAGATGATTTATTACCATCGATCTGGAAATCTTTTAACGTACAATAAGAAGATCCTGATACATCTATGACATATTGTATCGCCGCCATGCGTTTAAATAAAGTTCCAAATCCCATGCCCATGAGTGTTACATAATTTGCCGGGGTAATTGTTGTTTCAATATTGTAAGTCCCCGGGAGAACAAGTACTATCCCTCCTCCCATCCCGTTTACGGTTGAAAGGATTGTATTTATCGCTGCTCCTGCGTCATCGTCCGTATCTATCACGGTATCTGCCCTGTTTTGATATTCTGAATCAGAGTCGGTTGAAGCAATAATTCTGGAAACAGTTTTGTGTGAATCTGCGAGACTATGGACCCCCAGCGTTGCCCTGGCCAATACTGCAGTCTCATCATCAAGAACAGTCTTCATAAAGTTGGTTACCGGTGCACTGGATACTGCTTCCGCCGCGATGGGTTCACCTTCGTCATTAAACGCGAGGAAATTACCCGCCCTGGCATCTTTTGCCGGAATTTCAAGGTCTGCCGTTTCATCTGATCTCGGGGTGTGAATTACCCGGTCAAATTGTTCCTGCAGCTGCTGATCCCTACACGCCGCGCGATCCAGGTCGTTCTCAAAGGCCGCGGCGTCGAATTTCTCGTTATTCTCATAATCCGTTTCCTGTTTAAAATCGATAACACGCATGACAGTAATTTTGTTTCCGGATGCATAGGTAGCCACGGTAGTAACATCACCACCCTGGGAAAAATCGTTATTTGTGGCGGAGACGGTATAATCCGTAATATACGTGAGTATTGATTCTATTCCATCACTGTCTGTGAGAATGACGACGATATCCGTTTTACTGAAAATCTTAAAATCGAATGAAAAAACCGTCTGGCTGCCGTCACAGTTATATTGTTTTTTGCTCGTGATTGTCGGTATCATTTAAAACACTCCTTTATCCCATCATTAACAGCTATTTTGTTGCCGTTGTGCGTACACACAACAGGTCTATTTTCAATCTTCCCGGCTACTTCGTCCCACAGGAGCTTTGAAGCTTTTTTACGCGTCATTTCTTCTTTTTCTTCTCCTTTGCTTTACCGCCGATCAATTCCGCCGGTTCCCCGGTGGCGGCCGTTTTTATAACACGTTTCGGCCCGGTGTACGGGACTCCCAAGCTTATAGCAAGCGCTTCCAGGATATTTCTCCATTTCACCCGTAATTCTTCGTCCTTGATATCAACCGCGGAGCCGAGGTTCTGTATTGCCTGGATTCCCGGGATCCCGGTATTTACCCAGCCCTGGCGCCGGGCGACAATCTCTTTCCCAATAAGCGGAATTGAGTTAAGCGCCTGGTCCGCAAGAGCATTCCCCACGTCTTCCTCATCTTCCGGAAGTCTCTTCTTTGAAATCGCCCAGATCATAAGTCCGGACAATCCCAATCCCAGGGCTGACATGACAGCTTGGCCGAACTTTTTTATTTTCAGCTGCATGGGGAGGTCATAGGTGATCATGTTGTATATTTGGTTCAGCTGGTTGGAGAACATCAGTAACCAGTTGAAACCTTCGTTTGTGGCGTAAAGCTTGGCTATATCCTTTGCGTGCGCCGCCGGTTGCGTCCGTAATGTAGCGTTCCGCGCTTCCGTTACAGCTTCTTCCTCACTTAATCCCTGTTTTAAGCATTTATCATATACAGCCTGCCAGCCAATCGTGGTGGCGACTTTGTCCATGAAATAGATACCGGCCATGCCGGTGCGGCCGATTTTCTTTATGATCCGGTCGTACCTGCTCTTATCCGCCTGCTGCAGTTCTTCCGTGAATCTTTCAAGTGACCGGTGTTTCATTTGTGGGTCCAGTTTTTCGATCATCTCCACGGTTTGCATTGGACGCAGGGCGGTTTTAAATGCCGAGGATATCAGGTGCCCTGGTCCGGAGTATGGCAGATACAGGGCGACAGACGGCAACTGCTTAATCATGGTTACCCCGTTGTACGCAAGGTAGGCAATCGCCGTGTGTTGCCGGAGGAGCCGTGATACTTTGCTTATCGAATCAAAAGATTTATAAATATTCGGATTGGCCACCCTGTTAACATAATCCTTGGTCAGCTTCACCGCTTCTTTTCCATACCGTTGGCGCAGGGCCTGGGAGAACTCCTTATCATTTGCCATGCGCTGCAATTCTTTAATGATCTGTGCGCCATGAATATAATGCTCCTGCTTATGGACTTGCTCCGTCCAGGTTGACAGTAAGCCTAACCTGATCGGTTTCTGATGTGCCGGCGAAATCTTTATTCTTCCCTTGGTAAAACCGCGCTTGGCATAAGCACGCTTAAGGTTCGCCTGCTCCGACAATTCTTTTGCAATATCGATTTCCAGACCATCGTAATCAATATCTTTGCGAATTACCGGGGTATAGTTGATTTCTTTTCCAAGGTCCTCGTCTTTATAGGCAATGTGCGCTTCCCGGAGGCGTTCGTAATTATCTTCATATTCCTGGATTATATAATCAGCGTATGTCTTTTCTTTATCAGAGAGCGTACTGATAAACTCCCAAGCCTGGGCCTCGGTCAGGTTATTCCCATAAATAACAGCTTCACGCTTTAATGGATTTTTCATGGCGCAATAAATATCCATGATCTCATCCACGCTGTATTTTATTCCATCGATCTCTTTGGTTTTAAAAAGCTCATTGGCTTTAATGCCGAGTTCCTTCTGCTGCAGGTCCACCTTTTTTATTCGTTCATCGATCGCCCGGTATTCGTTGTCGGTTATTGTATTTGCCCGGTTATAAAAGAATTCATGCATGGGCCCCCGAAAGTTCTTCCCGCCGTCGAACAGGTCGAACATCCGCATCGGCCGCAGCGCGATAAGGTGAGCTCCAAGTAATTTCTTGCCGATTCCTTCTTTCCCGGTTGCTTTGCCTTGACCGACTACATCCTCGAGCCCTTTGCCCTTAGTGACGATATTAATAAACTCAGTCTTAAGTGCTTCAAACCGGCGAGCTTCCTGTACCTTCTTGAGGGATTTCTTAAGCCTCCCGAGCTGCTTAAGCCGCTGCACCTCGGAATAAATATCTTCCAGGTCGGCCACCGTCATATCATTAAGGGCTTTTTTACTTAATGTGTCCAAAACCTTCTTAGAGATATTTTCCCTGGCCTCCGGATGCTCCTTCAAGAATGCAGATAGTTTTTCTCTGGCCTGCAGGGTCTTTTTGGTCCGGAACTTGGGATCAATTCCGGACTGTATCGTTTCGACGGCCTGGCGGTAATAAAAGTCGATCGTATGCGCCGGCGGCCGTGTTATTTTTCTTGCCAGGTTCCGTACATATTCCTTGAGCTTTTTCTTTGCGGCCGCCTTTTCAAGCAGGTTTTTTTTGCGCAGCCGCTCGGTGATGACGCCCTCTTTTTTTCCTTCGCTTAAAGCTTTTTTAACTGTCCGAGGCACCGCCTTGATCGCGCTTTCCACCTTTTCCTCGGTGAGTAATTCCCCGATTGTGTGCTTGCCGGTGAGGATAGCCATCTTTTCCCGTGCGTCCCGTACTTCCTTGGCGATCTCCAGACGTTTTGCAATCTGGGTGGCTGCCCGGATCTTGTCTTTCATCTCATCGATATGCTTGATAACCGCTTTCTTGGTCGTGTTCTCGATGACATCCTTTTCCTGTAATTCCAGCGATTCGATCTTGTCCAGGGCTTTTATGACCTCTTTATTATTTGAGAGTTCAGCGAACAACCGCTGAAACTTCGTAGGGTTCTTTCTGATGTCATTAAGCAGTCGGTTGATTTCCACCTCGGAGAGCTCCCCCCCCTTGGAAACCTTATCCGCGGCCGAATGCCATATCCGGGACATATCCTTTTCGGCAAACCATTGTAAATCTACGTGTTCCAGCCCTACGGATTTTAGAGTACTGACCAATTCCTCCGGTGTGTGAGGTAAAATCTTTTCCGCAATACTTTCCTGTTCCTGTATTCTGTTTTCAGTTTCTTCCAGGTGCACCGCGATATCTACGTTTTTGCTGTCTGTGATCCCCCGGGCGATATCCTCCAGTTCAGCCTTTTTATTTTTAAGCTCCGATACGTATGTTTTCAGTTCTTCACCGGTGCCCTCTTTGGCTTTTTTAATAACCTTCTCAAAATAATCTATATGCTCTTGGTAATCCTGGCTGACCCGGGCGACTCGGGCCTCAATCTTTCCGGCGCGGATGCTTTCCTTCTCGATCCGGGGTGTTTCCGGTTCCTGCGTCGCAATTTCCTTTTCAGATATATTTACAGCTTTACCCGCCGGCGCCTCTTTTTTAGCAGCTGTTGTGCTTACCTCTCCCTTTTCCCCGCCGGTGATTGTTTTCATGGTGTGTCCTGGCAACTGGAGTGCGGCAAATCCCAGGGCAGACTGATAAGCGGTATCTTTCAGCCTGTTAAATATTTGTTTCGCATCTGCGTAAGGAATGTTCTTTTTCCGGGCCTCATTCATCCAGACCTTGGCCAACTCATCAAAGGTAATATTTACTGATTCCTGGGCAATCTCCTGCAGGGTTTCCTCTCCCACACTGGCGCCATACTGCATCGCGCTTTTTGCCAGGCTTTTCAATACGCCGCTTCTCATCACTTTCCCGGACGTGCCTTTTATGGCGGCCTTAAAAGGTTCGATTATTCCTTTGAACTGAACCATTTCCAGACCGGCGTTTATAACTCCAACGCCCAGGGATGCGGCCGCGGCGATATCGGGATCGATGCCCAAATCAAGCATTTCGTCAAAAGACAATCCCGCCTCGATTGTGCCGATACTCTCAAGCATCCCATAGGTCATGCCGACAGAAAATAATGAAGTGAAGGCCGCCGCCGAAGTTATTCCTCTTCCGAGAGGACCCGTAGGGGTATATCCTGCCGCCATTATAGCCCCGCCTACTCCCATCGGAAGACCGAGCTCAATCCCGCGCTTTGCGCCGGTGAGCCAAATCGGAAGTTGCCCGGCCGCATAGTTTAAGGCCTGCTCCGGGATCCCGGCATCAACCAGGTTTTGTGCCGGCATTTGTTTTTTAAGCTCGTTTATTTGGTTAGTAATGTCCTCGTTTAATTTACCGGTGGTTATATATTCAATGAGCTGCTTTGATCTCAATTTCCCAATCTGAACGTTGAGTTCCCCGGCCTTCCAGGAATTGCCAAGCCTTCCTAAAAAATCATCGGGACTTATCTCTTTCCCTGTCCACCACTGAATAATTTCACCTTGGTTGTCATAAGCATAGCTGAGATCAATTCCATATTTTTTATTAAGGTAAAGCGCATTTGCAATCTTGGCTTTTTCTTCCCGAGGGTTTTCGGCTTTGTTTATCATTTCGGTAAATTTATCTTTCACCACCGGATCATCAGGCATAAGGTTTAAATAAAGAGGTTGCTCCTGCATGGTCGCACCGGGCGGGAGTTCAGGCGCAGTTTTATCCGGTTCGGTCAAAGATTTCAGATATTCTTCGCCGTTCTCAATAATCGTAGCACCAGGAGGTAAATCTATGTTGTTTAATACGAGGTCGCCGTCACCCATTGTCCCGTAGCTCCTACATAAACCTGTAATTTCCCGTTTTTATACCTATAAGTTTTATTGTCCTTCACATAAAGGATTGTTCCATCGTCGGTTTGTGCCAGGCTGTCCCATCCTCCGAACTGCTTTTTGAATCTGTCAGCGTCGGAGATTATGGTTGCCTTATCTTCCTGCATGACCGGCTTATGCCACCGTTTCCATTCTCCGTCTTTCCAGATATAATATTGCTTTTCCCCTGTTTTTGAATTAAGGACTTCATACCCGGGATCCCCGCCGGGATAATCAAACTGGCGATCTACTTTATAGTTTTCAAGCTCTTCTTTTATTTTTTCCAGATCCGGGGAAGCTTCGAGACTCGAAGGAACGGTATGAAAAACATCCAAATGCTCATATCCTAAATCTGATTCAATCTTACGATATAAAAAGTCTTCAAACTTCTGCGCTCGTTCAGCCTCAGCTGCCATTATTGCTTTTTTGTATTCAGGATTATCCTCTGCCCCGAGGAGTTTTCCTTCCTTCATGATTTTGTTTACAAAATCAATATTGCTTTCTCCAAATAATCCGGTACCAAGCAATCCATTGTTTTTTTGAATAGTCTCTACCTGGTTCTGGGCAACGCGTATTTTTTCCTCATCGCTGAGTTGTGGATCATTCCGCAAACGATCCATGTAATCGTTTTTCCGGAGGGCAAGCTCTTTTTCACTTTTAATCTTCCCGTCCTTAAATGCCTTGTCGAACAACTTAAACCCGGTATCCAGCGCAAAATTACCTTTGCCGCGCTTTGTATCGAGTTCGTTCATGAACTTAATGTAATCCGCGGTGCTTAAGCCCTGGCCGTGATATTTGTTGACAATCTGTCGTTTCTCATCCCATTCCCGATATGGATCATAAACGACCTTAGCTATGGCTGCGTATACCATTGGATCAGATTTCTTGAATGGATCGGCTTTCTTTTTCCGGGCCGCTTCAGCCCGTCTATTAAGCAGATTTATCCAGTGATCGATTGCGGAGGCGTCTTGTTGCGGATCGAATCTCTGGTATATTTTATTTTTTGTAAGACTCAATGAATCAAAATCTTTTACACAATCGGTCCATGCCTGATTATAAACTTTCTCGTGTTCTTCGCGGGCGCGAGCTTTTTGATATCCATCTTCATAGCGCCTGTCTTTCAACAGCCGTTCGCGTTCATCGGGAGTCAGGTCCGGGGTGTTCTCCGAGTTCTGGATCCATGCTTCAGCTTCAAGAATGGGGAGGGCCATGGATTTATTGTATGCATTGTTATAATCGATTTGATGCTTTGATTTATCGATTACGGCCTGCCCCTGGCTTTCGAGCAGCAACCCGCCCCGTATTGCCGCGTTTGTCCGCGCGATAACGAAGGGATGGTCTCCCCGCTTAATCGCTTCCTGGATGTCATTATCATAGCTCTGCAGCTGATCTTTGACTTCCTTGTTGTGGGACAGCCAGTCAACATCATGCTGCTGCTTTGTAGATTCCCGCTCCACCCACATCTGGAACGCCTCCTGCGCTCCCGGCTCGGAAATACTTCTTAAAATTGAATCATATTCCGCGTGTTTAAACTCCTCATATTTCTCCGGATATTTCAGGTATTCGGGATCTTTTTCAAGATCGAGGCGGAATTTATTAAACGCATTTATTGTATCCGTCTGGGCCTTGGCAAACTGCGTGGCCTCACGGTTCTCCCGTAATTTCTGCACGAAATGCGCACCAATATCAGTTAAAACCTTTCCCAGACCCGCGACAGCCGGACCTACGGTAATCGGTTGCGGCATGGCCTTAATATATGACAGTTCCGAGTCATATTTAGGTACCTGCATACCCACCTCCAAGGTTAATACTGGGATATGATGATGAACCGGCCGGAGGAGTTGTCCCTCCGTATTGCTGCGGCTTAGGTCCTAATGCTTGATAAATCTGGGCGCCGCTGGTTAAGAGCGTTCCAAAGGAGTTGAGCATACCGGACCAATAGGCCGTGTCTCCCTGTTTCCTGGCAAGATCAGCGGCATCCTGCCCTTGCTCTCGGATGTAGAGCGCGTCTTTCTCCAATTGTTCAGCAGTATCTTGCATGACCAGCATTGGGGTCCCTTCGACCATCACCCCTGATGCTCCAAGATATGCCTGTTGCCGTGACTGCAGGGCTTTACCTTTCCTGCGGAATTGTTCCTCTTGTGTGGCTGCCTGTTTCTCGATAAGATCGGCCTGCTTATTTGCGGCATCTTTCTGCGCCCTTGCGGTATTATACTGTCCGACAAAATTAACCACAGTGCCTATAACCATTACAGCTGCTGCTGCTGCTGCCATTAGAAGTCCTCCAATCTCGCATATAAATAATAATCCTGGCCGTTGATATATTTCCGGCACAGTCCTTCAATCTCGAACCCCAGGTTTTCAACAAAATTGATAGCGTTCTTCCAATCAGGCCGGATATGTGCTTGAAGCCGGTATAGATTATTTTCATTTACAATTTTATTAAGCGCTATCCTGGAATAATGATATATTTCCCGCACAAAAGTTTTTATTCGTTTTGAGCATAATATCCAGCATTCTCCTGTGTGTGGGAAAATCACATTAACTCCTCCGCAGAAAATAACTTCCTCGTCATAAATACAAGTGAAACAATTTCCGGCTTTGTGGAGGGATTTCAGCCACGCCTTAAACTGATCATGAGTCCGGGGAATATGAAAAGTCGCCTCTTTCTGGACTTTCATGTTCAACCCGTGGAGCACCTCAAACGGAACAACTTGTAAATTACGCAATTCAGTCATTGGTTCTCACCCTCGGCATGATTGCCACAATACACAACGGTAAGGGATTATCCTGGACAATCATGATGTTGCCCTCTTTTTCATAGCCACCCGGAAAGCTTATTTCCTGGTCGCCGCTGTAAAGCGGTGTGGGAGTCCCCATAAGAGCGGTACCTTCTCGGAACAGGATTTCCTCGAGGTGATCCTCATCTGTGCCAATTTTGCAGGAGTTTGTCAGGCGGTAACGCACGGTTATCCTGTTGATGCGTTTTGTTTTTCCCTGGGAAGTCCCATCCGCAGACCCCGCCTCAAGCCGCTGCGGCTTCAACTTCGATGTATAGGGTAACCCAACGTGCACTTTATTGGAGTAATATTTTAAGGTAATTTCCCCGGATTCGACCGTCTTGTCCGGCTGTGTTGCCCCGTCTCCCAGAATGGAAACGGTCTTTCCCTCAAGATGATCCAATCCGGTTAAGGTTTTAAATACCTGCTGCACAGTGCCGGCTGAGGTATAAGCCGTGAAGAAGGTCCCGTCCAATTCATCGGATTCGTCTTCCATGTATAACTCGAAGGTATCAGCGGTCTTGTTTTTCACCATGTAAACACCGTAATTAAGCTCCGTCATACCCTCGACCCCGGTAATCTGGACCAACTGGTCATTTTCAAATCCGTGCGCGGTGGATGATATTACAACCGGCTTGGCCTGGGTTGCGCCGGTAATATCTTTTGCGGATCCTCCGTCGAACGTCAGCCCGCAATGGACATAAAAACAATCGGCCTGGTCGCTGCCAAAATCACGCGATTTGAAATATTCAATATATCGCTTCGTCTGTCCGTCAATTTCCCGCTTTACGATAATCCAGATTTCGTCTTCATCTGTTTTAGGGATTACGGCAATACTTTCAACTTCACCGTCAGTGATATGCCGGTGCCAACCAACGACGTTATACATTCGATCGTAAGTAAGTCCGATCAAAACACCGTCATTTCGCACACACCAGAATATTGTATTCGGATTTGTCTGCAGAGCATAACAGGCTATCCCGCTTTCGGTGATGTGTTCCGCTAAAATAGTTAAATCCGGGGAAATGTATGAATCAACATCCCGGTTGTAGGAATATTCCCGGATCCGCTTACCGCCTTTCTGTACATAGAAAACCGATTCATTCACCGGCTCGGCCTGAATATCCGCACTGCCATACGCCGATTGTCGTTTAAGGCTGACATTCGACGGGGTGAGCGGAGCCCCGTTTCCGGACAATATCCATTCATCACCATTCGCGCCGGCGAGGATGTCGCTTTTGGAAGCCAGCCAGAGTATCCTGTTTTTTGTGGGGAACACATACTTGAAAGCATCTCCGTCGTTTGTTCCCAGGGTAAAATTGTCATAATCATTACTCACTGATCCCCAGCACGTATGCGGGTCGGCGTTTGTGGCCGCAAATATCGCGCGCCCTTCGAAAAATGTGAGGCACGACGGGTAATGATCTGCTGTGCTGAAATCTTCCTCGTCGACACCGGCGGTAAATGAAATGGATGCCAGCGTCCATGATGTATCACTGGCTGTGGTTAATTTACGGGGAGCATACGAAGGATGTACTATCCAGAGTTCGTCCAAAATCTGGTAATATTTCAACTTAAATAGATCAGCTTCAAGGTACGGGCTTACTATTTCATAGGGGCTCCCTCCACTCTCAATCGGTTCATGATCTTTACAGAATCGTATATACTGATCCCCGAACTCACAGACATAGAGATTGTCCTGGTCCTTAACAAAATCAATCAACCTGGCTTTTTTGGAACTATCTTTTGAGGATGTCGCAAGCGCGGTGCCGGGCGTGCGTTCTGCGTTACCGTGAGCGGTGATAAGCATGTTTTCCAGGATCCGGCAGCTGTTGAAATACTGAGGAATATCTACTCTACCCTCGAGCCGGTCCGACAGCTCCCCGGATGCGAAATTGGTAATAATAGGGGAAGCCTTCGCCATGGCTATGACCTCCCCGCTTCAATCCAAGTATTCTTCTCGTCCGGATCCGGCTGTTGACCCTCGACGTTATCCAAACCTTTTGCTTCGCTTAGATGGTATTCATACGTTTGTTTCATCGCGTTTTCCGTACTTCGATCCCCGGTTATATTATACGCAATCATTTCTGCAACTTTGTACGCCATCAGCTGTATCAGCTTCGGCGAATATTTGGTTGTATCAGTTTGCTCTTTAATATACCGAATGGAACATTCATCCTCATCCGTAAGGAGCCTGTCTCCTTCAATCCTGTATTCCGCATCCTGAACGTTTGTCATTTCCAAGACACGCAGACAAAGCGGGGATATGGGCAGCTGATACTGGTAGGAATACCCGGAATCCGGTGTTTCCGTCAGCTGCGCGAGGGTTTCCCTGGAAATCGCGCAATTCCAGTCATGTGCCTCAAGCACAATATTCCGGGCCAGGGGATACACCCGCTTACAAAGGTTGGCAATCGCCGTCCCATCATCAAACGAGGCGATGAAGTTTTTTTCACCGAGGACGTCTAATGCCTGGTTGCAGATATCAACAGCCGAAATGTCCATCTATTCACCTATTCCCCGGCTTCTTTCGGTTTGCCTTCCTCTTCATCCTTCATGCCGATCGACTTCTTGAGTACGCCTATTTTGCGTTTCAGGGCATCGATTTTGTTTAGAGTCGCGGGATGAGGCTTTTTGTCCTTCTGCAGCTCTTTGAGCTCGGCAACATATTTTTTGATAGCCGCTTCTACTTTTTCCCGTTTATCCCCACCCACGGCCACGAAATGTTTTGTCAGCTCCACGGTTTCAGGAAAATCATAGAAACTATCGGCACGGTAACGCCTGCCTTTCCACCAGCAGTCCGTTACGCAAAGGCATTGTTTAATTGCCATAAAATACTCCTTCTTCTTTGATTTTTTAAAAGAGAGGACCCGAAAGCCCTCCCTTAATTTTTTTTCTTTTCGCCTGACCTTAAGGAATGTCTATGTACGCATATGCGGTACCGGCAGTGTTTGCTCCGGCGTTCGTATATACAATCTTGAGATATCGACCGTGAGTATCCGGCAGCATGACCTCAAGCAATTTCTTGCCCGCAAGGGCTGCCGCTACCAGAACGACCGGACCTTCTGCTACCAGGGTATAGGTGGAAGCGTCGGCACTTTCATATAGACCGGCTTTAATGCTGGTTCCCCCCGACACCGCCGTACCTACTTCGACGACAACCTTTTTCTTTTTACCGGGGCCCTGGTTAGGATCAGCTACTCCTAAGTCGATAACTGAAGAGTCAACGTCGTCGTCAGTATCGAAGATGTCCTGATCGTCAGAAAAAATTAACAGTTCGTCCAACATGTTCTGTCCCTCCTTCCTACGCCGTAATTGCGTCTTCGGTGTCCAGGATAGCGTTAGCCTGGCGCATCGGATGGCCTCGATAAGAGATGACTTCGTCACCGAACGGCATTTTAACCGGCCATGTGACATTATCTTTATCCATCGCCGCATTTTCGATCTGGGTCAGAATGGTGTCATTCATATAGAGAGTCACACCTTTTCCCCGGTTTTTCATTTTACTCAGCATACTGTTAAGCGTAGCCGGCGCAAAAATATTTGTGGAACCGGATGTTTCGATATTGGCCAGGCGGCCCATGCAACGGTCATCGTGCACCGAAATTCCGACGTTAAATCGGAATATAGTTACATATGCACGGAACGGTAAGCCGTCTGCGTCCAGAACATCGATTTCACCCAAATCTTGTTTTTCAATTCCCATTGTCTCAGATCCGGCAGGGTAAATAAAGTGGACTTTATTTTGTCCCCACTGCACCGCGTAAATAGACGACAAATCAGAACCGGTACCGCTGCAACCTAAAACCGTACCGCCCAAGCTGGGCATCCTGGTTGCCAGACCATTAACTCCGTCGGGGTTATCGACCTTCGTGCTGTAAAAGAAAATATCGGCAAACGTTTGGCCCATACCCTCCAGGAACCCTTTGTCTTCATCGGTTCGAGTCTTGATTTTATTCCGCGATATCCTGAGCAATCTTGTGTCAATCTCGGATCGACCCTCAACTATACAGATAGGCTCCGCTATCTGCTTTGTGGTGGTTGATTCCTTGGGAGTACCCTTGTTGATCCGAGTTACAGTACCATACGCAAGCGTCGTACGCCTCGTGTGGACATGAGTAGTGAACTGATTTGCTTCTACCCAAACGGCGTCTTTAAGAATATCGTTTTCCTCGGTCAAGACCTCGGATATTTCGATTATTTCCTTGTTGTTGGTACGGTTAGCGAGTTCAAGGAGTGTTAACCTGTCTGCTGCTGCCATAAAGACCTCCTACGAGTTTGTCCCGTAAGACTCCCATCAAAATAAATCAGGTGGTCCTTATAAGCCTCTTACTCCCATATAGCCTGTTTTTAATTTCCCAATGCAGGTCAAATAAAAGTTAAGCTAACAGGTTTGGTTTGCTTATTATTAGTCCTTTAATTCCGGACTATTGGGATATTCAAACCCTCCTTCGTTATTTTTTTTCTGCCCGAGTTTGCCATTAACAATGTTGTCATCGAGCATTTTTTTACCAATATTGTAAAATGCCTTGATTAATACCGGGTTGTTCCCTTCTCCGGATTCATCAAGATATTTGGTAAGCGATTCATCACCGAACTCGTCATAGGCACGCTTTACAACCGCCATGTTCGTATCGTAATCCGTGCCCCATTCGGTTTTTAGGTTCGCGGTCGCGGTCTGTTTCGCCGCTTCTCTTTCTTTGGCCACCGAGGTGAACGTGTTGACCATGGTGGTGTTGTACAGATTAAAAAGTTCCTTGGTCTGTGCGTTGGAAAGACCCAGCTTATGGGCGGTGGACCGGAACTGTTTGGAAAGTTCCTCATTCACCTTCATCCCTTCCGGGAGCTGCGGGGCGGGTAAATCATATTCGTCCTCGGTCTTCGGCCGGCCGAGCTTTTCGAAAAATGCGGCACGCTCTTCATCGGTCGCGTCTTCCCCTGGGATATGCACCGAATCGGCCGCCTTACTGGCGATATCGTTTACCTCGATAAACTTTTTTCCGAAATCCCCCAGAGATTTAAACTGAGATAAGCTCTCGTTTTCCTTAAGGTCGTCCGGCAGCTGTGCCATCCATGCCGGTTTCTCAACTGTTTTGGTATCCAAATCACCCATTATTTTTTTTCTCCTTCTTCCTTTTTGTCAGCATCCTTCAACAACACAGGGATGCTTATGAGTTTATTTACAACCTGCTCTATGTTGCCTTCATTCCATATCCCCAGAAACATAAGCAGGCGCTTGCCGTAATCCTGCCTGGTGCGCTCCTCATCGGACTCCGTTCCCTGGTCAAACATGCCCAGCTCAGTCAGCATATGTGCCAGGACCTTACGGCCGCTTGCCGTTAAAAAGGTTTTCCGGTATTCCCGGATGAGCTCGTTGTCTTTCTTCCTATCCTGGCCGAATAAACCTAAGGCCATTTAAACATTAAACCTTTCTTGTTGCTTTCGGTAAATAATGCCAAATTATCGGATCTTCCAAGTGTCGCGCCATCGCATCGCTTGGCTCGTAAAACACCCCATCTTCCATGTCAGCACTTTCTTTTGAGAGAGCAGCCCTAAGGGCTATAATCCCTGAATTGTCTAAAGTCTTTAAATCAACAGTATCCATTACGCCCCCTTGAGCGCCTTAGTAGCTTCGCCCTCTACTTTTTCCAGCAAGCTTCCTTCTTCCGTGCGCTTGTTGATCTTACCGGCTGCACTCGCCATTTTATCCATGGCCTCAAGCGCCTGCTGCTGCTGCAGTGCCTGGGCCCGTGCAAAACGTATTTTTTTTACGTCTTCGGGGGATCGGATAACCTTTTGCGGCATCCCTTGTGCTTCCAACATTTCACGGATCACTTTATCCCAGTCGATAATATCCGCGAGCTCCGGCTTGAACTGCAATATCGGTTCTATCGACTGCATGCCGGCAGTTATTCCCTGGCTGCGGAACAGGCGTTTCTGGGCCTGTGCCAGCGGCCCCAGGTAATCGATCTTGATAATGTCTTTCCCGCCGTATTTTTCCAGCACCCGCGGCGGCGGGGGAACTTTCCCAGCGGCCAGGAGTTTTGAAAATACAATATCAAAAAGCGGATTAAGGACATCATTACTCAGGTTCCCGATCATCGGACCGAGCATTACCGATTTTTCGCCCTGAATATAATTGATCTCCGTTGCGGTCCGCTCTTTTTCCGCCTGGGCCACCAGCATGAAGAAATCAACAAAGTAGTGTTTCCGGATGATTGTTTCTATTTTTTCTTCACGTTCAACTCCGACGGGAAAATTTATCGGGTCGTAAACCGGTTTGAGGACATCCTCCGGTTTCTCAAAATACGAAATACCGCCGGGAATTACGCGTATAAGACCCCGCATCCTTTCATTAGCCTGCATTGGCGGTTTGATTGACAATTCCGCTGCGTGCAAAAGGTCCTTCGAAATTTGATTGAGGCCAGAGATATCTACAAGCGCATTCATCCCCGGACCACCGCCGTACACCTGGTGGAAGTTTTTCTCCGGACGCCACACCAGATACGGCATGAGATCATAACCGGACTCGCGGGCAAGCTTGTTGGTAATCAGCCGTTCTTTCCCCAGTTCGATGTAGTACGAGGCAATCCGTTTATTCTTCGCGTCCCGCTTCCATTCCTTGCGATCTTCCCGGGGTTCCACCGCGTGTAGGAATTCAAATTCCGTGTCCGGATTCGATTTATTGGTTCTTACCAGCTCCGGTGAAAGGTTTTCCTCCCCAAAGATCTGAATTGCCACGCGCGCCGATACCTTGAACTTCCGGTATACCGTATCAACCTGGTTGTATTTGTTCACATCGATATATATTTCAATCGGGTGCCGGGTGTTGAAGAGAATCATGTCTTTTTGTATATCTTCCTCGACATATAGCGTAGATGTACAAATTGTTCCCCCCACCCGGAACATTTCGTTGATACTGGAATAGAAATTGCTTTTCTGGAATACGGAATAAAACAGCTTGTCCAGCTCCTGCGACCATTCCATGACTTCCGCCAGATCGTTGAGTTTTTCGTCCTCCAGAATTGACATGAACCATTTCATGTACTGCGAGCAGGTGTACCCCTGCAGTCCGTTTGCAAAAAACTGGGCCGCGTTGACCGGGATCCCGTTAAAAACCTTTGATCCCAGCTTCTGGCCACGTTTGCCGGTGTCTTCCTGGATATACATGTCAAAGTAGGGGATGACCAGCTCGGTGATTTCTTTCCAGACCTCTTCCCATTTGCTACGCTTTTCTTCGAGTCTCCCTTGTCGTTCAATGATTTTTCGTACCAGCTGTCGTTCTTCCATTACCAGACCTCTACGTATTCCCCTTTCTCTTCGTCCCAAACCATATCAGGTTTTTCTCCTATACCTTTGAGACGACGCCGGATCATGCCGCTCTTTTTTTTGCTGTATACATAATCCGCGCGGTTGGATTTTTGGTCTATGGCCGTTAATAGTGTTTTCCCGGATTTTTCGCCGACCTGACGCAGTTTTTGAGTCATTTCCATTTCCCGCCGCTTTGTCCATCCCGGATTACTGTAATATTCCTGGTATAATTTATAGGCCTTTTCTGCCAGCTTTTTTTCGTTGTCATCCATTTGCGGTTTTCTGGGATGGCGAGACATGCTTTTATCTTTATGACGATCGCGAAAAAACTGGTAAAAATCCTCCTTGCTTGCTTCCGGCTGCATAAGCTTATCCTCGACAAAGGACCGGAAAGCCGGCTCGATACCCGGACCGTAAATCGTATCAAGGTGTATTTTGTGCAATTTATCGCGCAATTCGTTCTGGTAGGAAATCCCGGTCAGGGCCGTTGATGTCAAGTCACTCATTTTATTCTCCAATCCTGGATTTTAATTTTTTTTCCAGTTGCAAAATATTTTTATGTCCCGCGTATTTGGGGTAATCACGTTTCAGTTGCTCCAACAACAGCTTGGCCTTCAAATATCCCTTATCCCCGTATTCTACGACTGCCTGGTTGTATATTTTCTGTGCTGCAGGCGGCATAGCGGTAAGGATCGTATCACTCACGTCGCTCATGTGTTCCTCCCCAGGGGATCGTAGTTTTTGAGTTCGTCTTCGTATTTTTTCTCAAGCCCGTGGGTTTTTTCGGGGGGGCCCATGGGAAAGGTAGCTTGTAAATTAGGATCAAGTATTTTTGCCAAACAATCGAGCATGTCGTCATGCTCGGAAAATGGAAAATCGGAATATTCGGTTTGCACAAATACTTTCGTCAAATCCTCGGAAACGCCTTCGTAATTCGTGCGAACACATGATTCCGGTAGATATATTCTGCCCTCAGCAAACAACGGAATGAGGCGTTTGATCCGGTCGTTTTTGGGTACATTTTCATGGAGTGCCTCAACATTAAACCGGTAATTATCCCTACTCATGCGGTCCTCGAAATGCTCTTTATCGCTATCCTTGCCGAACTTTTCATAACCGGTATTTTTCGGGGAGTATGTCTGATGGAATGTAAAAAGTATATTCGTGCGTTCCCGGAGATTAATCCGGTCACGAATCATAGTAATTACATAATAATTTCTATCCTGTCCGAGTCCAACCACCATAAAAACGGTGTAATCATTTGATTTTTTCTTTTCATTCGCCGGATCGCAGAGTATGTATAGATTCATGTTTTTGTAATGTGTCGCCGGCCAATATTGCAACCATTCCTGTAAAAATCCCTCTTTATTTTCCACAATAGGATTAAGGAACAACTGACAAGCCGCAGTATATGGGCCCATTAAACGGATTTGTTCATGCAAGTGTTCCGGAGTCCATAAAACCGGCTTGCCGGTAAGTGTCCCGTCTTCTGTCGCTGGATATATCCGGGGTTTGGCCGCCCGTCTGCCTATGATTGTTTTGTACGTGTCGGCAAAATGCCACCGTGTGCCTTCGTATTGTACTACTCCTGTTTCGGTGCCTAATGCCAATGACTGTTCCCATGCATCCGTGACTTTTTTGATCATGTCCGGAGTTGACACGGCAGCTCTGTTGACGATGTCATTATATATGCGCTTTTCATAATGCGCCGATGTCGGTTGACTATCTACCATGCCGTAGGCTTCCAGACTTGCATCTTTTGGGTTGCCTGCACGTTTAAGGTACAGCCCGTCATCCTCCGACCATTTCGGGGCTTCATGTTTCGGATCTTGCCAAAATACTTCCGGATGTAAATCTTTAAGTTTTTGATTATTTTCCAATTCAAACTTAATTTGACGTAAAAACTTTTTGGCTGTCGGCCGGTTAAATGACATTATCACAACCGGCCAATCAGGATATATAATAAAATCCTGTATTGTTTTTGTGAAACTAATTATTGTGCTTTTATAATGATAACGTGCCCACAGATCAAGGTGTCCATAGGGGTCGGCCTGCACCTCCCGGCATCGCGCAAATACAAAATCCCTGTCCGCATCCTGGCGGTTGAGCGTGTACACCAGCAAATAAAACAGGTCGCGACGGTTAAGCTCGCGCATTACCTCGCGTACGGTTTCCGGCCCCTCATACCTGGCCATGCTGAGCAAATGCCGGTAACTCGCATGCGCGTTCTCGCGATCAATCGTTATTGGTGATACTGTGTGTAACGTTTCGTTCTCCGTTACCATTCGGTTTGTATTTTTCTCCTGTGATTTTTTCAAGTTCTTGCTGCAGGGCATCACTAAGCCCGTGCTTGTGTTCGACTTTCCCCACAATCTCGTGTACGTGTATTTTGTGGTATATGTTCTCGAGCTCCATGATACGGGTTTCGTAATCCATAATTGATTTGGACAGTCTGACAATATTTTTTTGGTAATTGTAGGTATCGTCGACAAGGTGGAGTTTTTTATTTTTGGGAGGTTTTGCTCGCGCTTTTTTGATGGCGTGTAGCATTTCGTCAACCAGGGCGTCGCGGATCCGCGTGAGCCGGAGTATGTGCTCGTTAAGTTTCCGGCTGGAATCGGCGGTAAAAAATCCCTGGTCTCTGCCCCAATTGAGAGCAACGACAATTGATTGCCGGGATAGATTATATTTTTTCCCGAGGTCTGCTTGGCTGATAGTAGGATCAGCAATGCGATCAGCGCAAATATCCAGGCGCCGCTTGTCCGTTGGCGTAAGCACACTCTATAGTTCCCCCCACACAGTTGTGTATATTTTTCTATACACATTTCCGCTATATCACGCCGGCCGTTATCTTGTCAATATTTTTCTTTATTTTAGTGTATACTTTATCATACAGGCGATTAGGTAGCCTTGCTCCCTCATATTTCCGAATGTAAATGATTGTAAAGACTTGTTAAGTACTCTGTTAAGTGCTTTTTTGCAATTATTTTTCTTTTTCTTTACTTTTTTCTGTATTTTCTTCTTGACAATACTACAGAAATAATGTAGTTTAGAATCAGAGTGACAATAACAGTCACGCCGGCCGGGGAATAGTGAGGCAGTAGTCAGCCACGTCCGGGGCGCGAAAGTGGATAGAGAAGGATGTCAGTACTCCAGGAGCTTTAAGCTCAAAATATCAAGGAGGTGTTATTATGCATATACGTAAAACAAGAGTTGCAGATTTTGAGAGAAGCACAAATGATGATGGAGAGTTTACGTCTCCTGCTCATTATTATGTTGTTCTCCCCGACGGGGAAGAAAACACAGAAAAAGGCGATTGGTTTGAAACAGAAAAAGAAGCAGAACAGTACATCAAAGATAATGCGTAACAGAGCAAAGCCCCCACACGGGGGCAGCTCTTGGAGTACTGAAAAATTGGTCAGGCAAAAAACC